GCAGCACCGTAGTTTTGGCGTGGGCCATAGTTGTTACCTGTAACTGTTGTAGCTGTTTCGATTGACTCAGATACAAATGAACCTGTATTTCCAGGATCGCCTGTAGCAAGGTCAGTTCCAGCTGATGCACCAGAGTTAGGGGCATACTTAGTACCATACTTAGAGAAGAATGGAGCGTTCATTGACTTGTAGATTTGAATACCTGCAATTTCAATTACACCATTTCCGCTTTGTAAAGATGTACCTTGTACGTCTCTGTTAATTAGTCCGTTAGAACCAGCACCTTTTATAAGTGAATAGTACTGACGTGGGTTTAGTACGGCAACCCGACCATCATCAGAAACTCCTTTTTCATCTAAAGCTGCTGCAGCATCATAAAATGCTGTTACTAACTTATCATCATCAAGAGCATCGTCAGCGTCAGAACCTGCACCAACTTGAATTTGTGTACCACCTGGCTCTATGAATCCACTGAGGGATACTGGAGAAGCCTGTCTAGCACCTTTAGCAATAGCTCTGAAAATTAATCTGTCATATTTTTGAGCAAGAGCATATCCAATCTTCTTGGAAATTTCGCCCCTCAACTCATAGTGTGACAGGGTTTCATCTAGCTCATATACAAAAGCCGAGCTGATTAATAGGTCATCGACTGTAATTGTTTTCTCAGCTACTGGTGGAGTTTTGTCAGAGTTTCCTAATATACTGTTGCCAGGTGTGTGGTATTCCGCACTTGTGCGTCCAGTGTAGATGAACTGTAAACTCTTACCGTTGGTTAACGTACGCTTCATGACTAAATCACGTGCGATTGTTTCCCTCTGGAATCCAGTAAACATCTCACCTGAGAACAACTTTAAATAAAGGTCTCTGTTATTTGTAGCGTTTGTCGCTGTATTGATTCTACCCAGAAAGGTTTGTGAAGCTGGGTTGTTTGTTGACTGTTGTGCCATTATATTGTTAGGTTATATGTATCGTTTCTAGATCTAGTTTTATAGAAATCTTAATTGTATCAGCTAAGACTTAAACTGAGTGTGGTCTATCCCACCGTCATGACGGCAAAAGGTATCCTCCGTAGAGGGCAAATGCCAATTAAGAAGAGATCCGACTCTGAGGTGTCTCTTCTCCTATATAAGTTAGAATGGGTTTCCACTCTAGATATAAAAAAAGGGTGGCAAATAATGCCAACCCTATAAACTTACTTTTCATATTTTGGTATGTAAGCGATGCCACGATACTTAAGTTTCATAGCTCTTGTGTAATCTCTTTGCTCTTTAACACGAGCTTGGAGTTCTACTTGAGTCATAATCCTACCTCAGTACCAAAGCCCCGTTCCATGCTTTGGTGTCATGCGTCCCGAAGGATGAACGGACGTGTCATCTTTTGGTAAATTGTTCCAATGCCTTAAGACACCAGAACATATAAATAGATTAGTTATTAATGTTAAATATAAAACAAATTTTTCAACCAATTTCTGGAACTGTTAGTGCAATATTTGTAGACTTAGCTGCTGCTAAATCGAGTGGGAAGTTGTGAGCGTTACGCTCGTGCATTACTTCCATACCTAGGTTCTGTCTGTTTACAACGTCAGCCCAAGTAGGAATAACTTTACCATTAGTGTCAACTATTGACTGGTTAAAGTTAAAGCCGTTAAGATTGAAAGCCATTGTGCAGATTCCCATACTTGTGAGCCATATGCCAACCACGGGCCAAGCACCAAGAAAAAAATGTAAAGCACGAGAATTATTGAAAGAAGCATATTGAAAAATAAGTCTACCAAAGTAACCGTGTGCAGCTACGATGTTATAAGTCTCGTCTTCTTGACCAAACTTATAGCCGTAGTTCTGAGATACTTCTTCTGTTGTTTCTGCAACAAGCGAGGAAGTAACCAAACTTCCGTGCATAGCAGCGAAAAGAGATCCACCGAATACCCCAGCAACACCGAGCATATGGAACGGGTGCATAAGGATATTATGTTCTGCTTGGAATACAAACATGAAGTTAAAAGTACCAGAAATACCAAGAGGCATACCATCACTGAAACTCCCCTGCCCGAAAGGGTAGACGAGAAACACTGCTAGTGCAGCTGATACTGGAGCTGAGTAAGCAACAAATATCCAAGGTCTCATTCCTAATCTATAACTAAGTTCCCATTGTCGTCCCATGTAAGACAATGCACCGATAAGGAAGTGGAAGATAATGAGCTGGTATGGCCCTCCGTTATAGAGCCATTCGTCAAGTGTTGCTGCTTCCCAGATGGGATAGAAATGTAGTCCGATTGCGTTTGAGGAGGGTACGACCGCTCCAGATATGATGTTGTTTCCATAGAGTAATGAGCCAGCTACTGGTTCACGTATGCCATCTATGTCCACAGGAGGTGCAGCAATAAAGGCGAGTATAAAACATGTTGTAGCAGTTAGTAAGCAAGGTATCATTAACACACCAAACCACCCCACGTAGAGGCGGTTATTTGTGTTTGTTACCCACTTACAAAATTCCTGCCAATTAGTATTTGGTTTTGATAATGTAATTGCAGCCATTTAAAAAATTCCAGGTATAATTTGACCAGTAAATATGTAAGAGCCAAGAGCAGCAGCGAAGCCTATCATAGCTAATCTACCGTTAGTCTCTTCTGCAACATGCCATTGATCGTGTGAATGATTATGATTCATGATAATTGGTTGTGTTTCGTTTGGGAAAATGTTGTTCATTTTTTGTAAGGTTTTGTTGTTGTGGGATCGCCCTTAGAACCCACGTTTAGTTATCGTTTTCTTCGTTTATGGTTGTAGTTAATTCTACGTGAACTTGTTTTAGTTTTTCTAAACTTTGATTTTTCACCCTTAGACATTTCTTTGGTAGTCTTTGGTGTCTTAGAGGATACTCTTCGAGATGGACGACAAGCGGGGTAGCTTTTACGCTTTTCGCCTTTCTGTCTGCCACATGGCTTACCAGTTTTTACGTCCACCCACTTCTCTTTAAACCATCTTTTTAAACTCATTTACCTACTGCCTTCTGTGCTTTTTTGTGTGCTGCTGTAAAACTTTTACCAGCTCTCATCTCTTTACGCATCATAGCCATATGTTTAGAAGAGTGGTGTTTAGAGTGTTTCTTAAGAGTATCTTGTTGGCGTTTAGTTAATGTTGCCATTACTTCCGTTTACCTCTAGTGTATCCTTTAGCAGTTTTTCTTTTACCGCCCGATTTTACTTGTCCTTTACATACCTTCACACCATACGCATTTGCATATGCTGAGGGGTATACCTTAAACTTTCTTTTTGCAGCTGCTTTTCCACGGGCACATAGTTTAGCCATTTAACATTTCCATCTGCGTAGTGCCAACGCTTTACGGGTTGGCTTTCCGTTTTTTCTCATTGGCCCTTTGTTACCTTTCATGCGAGCACAAAAGGAACGCTTACGTGCACCACCCCCAGGCTGTGGAGCCTTGAGGTTGGAGCCAGTTGCACGATTATATTTCGCTCTACCCTTAGCAGTGAGACCACCCTTACGGGACTTCTCGCCTCTACCTATACTTAGGCTTACGCTTCTTTTTCTTGCCATGATTACAAGGGCATTTTTTTGCCATTATTTTTTCTTCAAGATTTTTTTACGTACAGCCGCAGGTAGTTTTGACATACCTTTGCTCATACCTTTTTTACCTTTTGCAGGTGGTCTGCCTTTCTTACCTCCGTAAGTACCCTTACCCATTGGCATAATTAATCTCCTATACTTTTAAATTTGATTGTGCAAGTTTTCTGATAACGTCATCTCTGAACGCTTCATCAGTTTGATATTCTGGTTTATTCATGTCTCTGACAACTTCTGCCATACTTCTGTAATTTTCAGTAGATGACTCCTTGCCAGTAACTATATTTGAATCACGCCCATTAGCGTCCTCGTATTGTCCCATAAGTGCTTTAACTGCAAATGATATAGCTGCTTTATTACCAGTAGCTAGGACTTCATCATAGCTTTTGGCATCTTGTTCTGTAAGATTATTACCCGCCCAATTCATGAGCTGTTCATATTCTTGTTCACCACCAGCTATGTTTTTCAAATCTTTTACTTCTGCATCAGATAACACAGGTTGTTGTGGCTCTGTACCCAACTGACCCTTTACCCCTGCTAAATAATTATCAACTATTTCTTTATTCAAGCCAGCAGTAGCTAACTTATCATACATGTCATCTGATAATGTGCCATTGTTTTCTTCAAAATGTTTAGACATCTCGAATGGATCTATTTCATTTGACTTAAATAAATTACCTAACTGTTCACCATATAGTTCGTTAGCTGTATCATAGTTAACATTACCATCATCAGTATAAAGTTGATATTCTGTTTCTGTTGTTGGCTCTATATTTTCTGTTACAGGTGCATCACCTAATTTTTTCTGTAGTTCAAGATATGCTGCTTCTAAATCTTCGGCACTCTTATACTTACCAGCAAGCATTTTATCTTGCTTAGACATAAGTTCTTCACCGATCTTTAAAGACTCAGCTTCTTTTTCTGCAATAGATTGTGCTACTACAGGGTCATCTGAGGTATCGTAGCGGATTGTTTCTGCCATTATTCTTGTGGTTGTTGTTGTGTAGCGATAGCATTAACAGCTTCAAGTGCCTCTGGATTCTTAGATGGATCTAACATTGGAGCGTTAGCCAGCTTACCAGCTTGATCTGTTAGTGACTGCATTTGTTGTGCTTGCATTGCTTGCTCTTGTTCAGCTTGACGCTCCTCATTAGTTTTAACTAAGTTAAGCATGTCAATACCTTGAGCTGCAGCAAGACGTTTGATGGCTTCATCAGGTTTCAAGAACTGAGCTAAAGCCTCTGGCCCCATAGTCTGTGCTATGGTTGTTATGAATTGCATCAGAGCCTCTCTGTCTTGACCTCTACCAAGTGCATTTATACCTGCAACAATAGTAGGTCTTACCAAAGACTTAGGTAGTTCTGGTATTTCTTTAGACTGTGTAAGGGTGTGCATCTTTCTTTTGAGGTAGGGTATTAGGAACTCAGTAGTTAACAAGCTGAACAGTCCACCCAGCTGTCTCTCTAGCTCCATCTGTGTCATCCTAACCTCTTCTGCTGTAGTACGTTCAGACTGTCTTGGAGTCAAAATTAAGAATGCTTCTGACAATCTTTTCTCCAGCATGTTTATCATCTGATATGCTGTTTGAAAGTCTGCAGTTTTACCGACCTGTACTACACCTATATCATCTGGTCTACCTTGTATGATAGCTCCATTACCTGCGTTAGCTAATGATGCTGGCTTTGTTGTACTTGAGGGTGATACAGTAAACACAACTTTTGCTGCTGCTGCACTACCTTCTACTATAGCTTGCATCAATGCCTCTAAAGATTTTAAGTCGCCAAGGAACTCCTCGACCCTAGAACGTCCGTAATCTTCTCCATCAACGGTGACAAAACGTAATGGTAGCCAAGGAGTTTTGTCCTTGGGAGCCTTACCTACGCTGTCTGGTAGGATTGTGTCGTTAGCTTCTTGATGCCAACGCCATCCGTTGTCTGTCATCTTTACACATGTATATACATCTACATCTTTACTTCCTTTGTAATCACCCTTTGAATCATCATTAACATTATCATCCAGTTCTGGGATACCTAATAATTTTTTACTGACTCTTTCTTTCGTGACTATTTCAATTACTTCACCGTTACCATCTCTTTCTACTACATAGCGATTGAGAGGGTAGACTTTCATACCTTGCTTACTCATATATATCAGAGCATTACCAGTAACAACAAGGTGTTTTAAGGCTGCAAAGATTTGAACTCTGTCGGTAGAACCTGCTATGCTATCCATAATCATACGTTCTACTTTTGCAAAGCTGAGATCTAACTCGCTCTTTGCTTCGGCAGGTACTTCTTCACCTAGTTTAGAATCGTCTACTTGCAGTTTAAAAAATGACGTGCTAGGAGGTAAGAGTCCAAGCATTAGTTTAGAACTAAGTGTGGTTACTCCTTTGGCTCCGACTGATTGCCAAGGCGTGGTAAAACTTTGATACAAAGCATCACCTTCATTACGCATTAGGAGTGTGGGAAGTGTTAGTTCCGCACACTCATAAGCAACGTCTAAAAACTGTTCACGGTGACTCGATAACTCTTGGTATCGCTGCCGTGCGTTTTTCATTAGCTGTAAGATCCTCCAGTTCCACTGCCACCAGATGCAGTATTAGTACCACTTCCAGTAGAGATACCTCTAAGACCACCTGATTTAGGTTTCTTAGTTTGTAACTGGGTAGTGCCTCGTCTAGCTGCTTTCTTAGCAACCTTCTTGGCTGTTACCTTTGCCTTTCTCTTTGTCTCATCCTCTGAAGTAGGAGTAGGTGTGGGAGCCTCTGGCACAGGTGTAGGAGCTGTTTGTACAGGCTGTGGGGGCGGTGGAGTGGATGGTGGGGCTGGTACAGGTGGAGGCGGTGGAGTGGAATTTCGACCACCAAATAGACCTGGAAGGCACATAATTATTCTCCTTTGAGTTTATTTTTTAATATTCTAATAATTGATAGTTGACCAGCCCTATAAGATATTGCTTTTTCTGATAGGTTGTGGTCTGGAAACTTGTCTGGAAACTGCTGGTCGAGTTCATCAACGATCTTTTCGATTCGTCCCCAGTCAAGAGTACTGTGGTAAGTTGGTGTTTGCATGTTCAAAAAATGCGGGCATACGTGCTCGTTTAGTGTCAGAAAGTTCTGGGGCTTTACCCTCATACATTAGACGATCACTACAATCTGTCCAAAATTTTCTGTTTAAATGTTTGTTTGTTGCTTTTGTTTTTAAGGGCTCAAAAATCCAATTAATTGTAGCTTTCCTAAGTTTGTCCAAAGAAGCACTAGGGCGTAAGCCCATGTCAGCACATACAAGACTATTACAAGCAACGTGGATTTGTTCATCTCTGGAAATGTCAGCCGATACTGTCCTAAGAGCAGCATCGCCACAAAAGCGATTGAAAGGTAAAATAACAAAGAATATTGCACGTTCTGCTACCAATGCTTTTAATATAGTATGGTCTGGGTGTGCTATCCAAGCATCACGTAAAAGTTTTGCTTCTTTTTCTGCCTTCTCATCTAGTCCGTGAACATCAGCAATGTAGTTGAGGGCAACATCATGTCGCTCCTCATCTTTTACATTATCTTCGAGAAGTAGTCTAGCAATATCGGGAACCTCTTTACTAAGGGTTTCCGTAATAAAGGTACCAACAGGTAGCTCCATATGCCGTATTGCAAGAGCACGGTAGATGGCTTCTTCACTACCGTCAAGGAGTTTACCTTTGGTAGGTTTAACGGGAGTCCACTTTCGCTTCCGTTGAAATAATTTTTCATAAGGGTTCATTCTTCACAACCTATGCACTTGATTTCGGGTTTAAGTATCCCACTCAAGTAATCGTCTACATCACCTTCATCTAATGCAGCGTACGCACTGGACTTATCTTGTGTATCACCCATAACTTGGAGGGAATAATATAAAGATGTTTGGGGGCTGTCCAGCCACTCTTCAACGAACGCATTGTCGTAGGTTACTACATCACTCCAAGAGTTAAATGAGTATCCGTGAAGAAGTCCCGTCTTGTGGAGTAATGTCATGATGCCATCTGCGACACGCTTGTACGCATCCCATCCAACTTCTGAGGCGATCTCCACATCGCCATAATCATATGATGTAACTCCAAACGTACCGCTATCACGGTCAACGCTTCGAGCTATCGGTGGTGCAATCTCAGGACAGGATGTAAACCCATCAAGATCTTTGGTGTTGTAACTACATGATGCAGTAGGGGCTATAGCAAAAGCTCTATCCATACCGTGTGCACGTGCTACATCTGCTGCTGCTATGATACTTCGTTTTAAAGCAAATGCTAGTTTAGCTGCAGTTCCCTCTCGTGGTGTTAAACCATTATTAACTCTTTCTAATGCTTCACCAAACTCTTTGTAGGTTACTTCATATCTTCTGAGGAGGTTGGCAAGACCGAGCATCCCAAGCCCCACTTGTCTGTCAAGTGATGGGGCAAGGTATTCTCCAGATTCTCCAACACCTGTCCGTGCATGGAGATCACACAATTCGGACATAGCTTCAACGAAACCCTCTTGCATGTTTCCGAGAGTACAGGCACCGAGACTGACATGCTGTAACAAGCACGTGCCTCGTGAGGGCAAGTAAACTTCAAGACAGACGTTTGAGTAGATTCGTTCTCCATGTTGATACTTAATTTTGTTTAACCATATGTCACCAGATTTAATTCCTTCTAGCAACTCTTTTTTATAAGGTGTATTCTTCCACATTTCTGGGGTAAGATCTACACACCTTTTTACCCAAGGTAGTTCATGTCTTGGTGTAGTAATGAACTCTAGTACATCATCATGATCTAAGTCAAGATGAAGAACACAAGCTCCATTTTTATAGACTCCACCTCTACGAATAGTCTCGTTGAGTGCAGAGTATACTTTACCAAATGATACAGGGCCACTAGCTACAAGTCCCTTTTCATTAGTGTGACCGTTAGGTCTAATCTTAGAGAGGTGTACTGCTACACCCGCTCCAAATCTTAATGCGTGACTGACAAAACGCCAGCTTGCTTCTATTCCATTATCACCCTCGATGCTGTCATCGACTACGAATACTGTACAGCTGACAGGTAAGCGTCCATCTGGATTCTTTATCCAGCTGTCTATCCTACCAGTTCTAGCTATCAAAGGGTGTGGAAACAAATCGTTTAACATGTTTAAGGATTCCAAAGAATGGGTTGGTTACGGTCATGGTCATAGTTTTCGTTACGCAAGATCTTAGCTAATCGTGCATTGAGCAAAGCGTCATCGTCCGATAACCCTCTATCTCTATAGGCTTTACACACTGCCTCCCACTGGTTTTCATTTTTGTTTAGTAATTCTGTTGCTCTCTTCACTCCTATTCCAGGGCAACCAGAGTAACCATCTGTAGGGTCTCCGCTTAGGCTCTGTATTAGATGCCATTTGTCCCCCTCTTGTTCAGTGATCTCTACTACATCATCAGTCATATTCCATAGAACAGAAGGTATCTGTCTCATGTCTTTGTCTGGACTGACAATAATATTACTAGGATCTGGGTGGCGTGTAGCCTCGATGCCAATGGTGTCATCTGCCTCTAGTCCTTCGATCAGTTTGAAATTGTGGTTTTCTCTACAGTAATTTACTAAACGCTTATAGCCAAGGGGCTTACGTTTCATTCTATGTCCCTTGTAGTCGGGATAAATTTTCTTTCTAAAATTTTGAGTGCTTGAGAAATATAGTATGAAGTCGTCCTCCATCATAGCCTTAGTCACTTTGTTTAGTTCATTATGAAATACTTTCAGTACTTCACTGAACTGTGACTGAGCGATAATGACATCCTCTCCAAAATCTATACCAATCTCACAGGCTTGTGCAGCTTTGTAAGCTAGGAAATCAGAGTCAATTAATAACATTAGTGTACCTCTGCCCAGTTGTCACCAACTTGTGCGTCAGCTTCTATGGGCAATCGTATATTGTAATACTCACCAGCCTGTAATGCAGATAGTTTACAAACCTCAGCTACGTCATGGGCAACAAGATGTGGAGCACCTAATACTTGTTCGTCATGGACAAACGCATACCGTTCATGATTGAACATACTCATACGTAGATTATGGTCTGTTAGTAGCAGCCACCGCTTTGCGACAACCGCTGCCGACCCCTGTAAGAGGCAGTTCAACGCCTTGTGTTCTTTGTCCACAAGTATTTGGCGTTTGTCAATAGCACGTATGCTACCTCTTTCAGCAACTCTGCGAGTATCCTTAACAAGATCTTCAAGCCCTGGAATAGCATCCATATAAGCTCTCCTAATCTCTGCCCCCTTCTTCTTCGCCTTTTCGAGGGGGAGCATATTGTCAAAAGATAATCCAAGTTTTTGGTCGCCCCCTCCATACAAGAAACAATAAGTAATTGTCTTGACTTGTCTGCGAGAGATTCCAATTTTTTCTGCATTGACTTGGTGAATGTCTTGTTCTAGTAAGATCTTTGCATACCTACCGCCATCATATCTGGCTAAATAGTGGGCAAATAATCTTAACTCGATCCCAGCAAGGTCGCTATCTACTAGCTTCCAAGTTGGGTTGGTGATAAATAATTCACGGCAATCCTTGTCCGAACTTACTTGTGCAAGATTTGGGTGTGAATGTGCCATTCGGTGAGTCACCGCACCGATAAAGCAAGAGTGGTGAAGTCTGCCATCCTTGACTAGCTTCAACCAAGCATTGGTTCCTTGGGATAACATTCCTAACTTTTTCTGAATGACCAGAATATTTAGAAATACCAACGCCTCTTCTGTTCCTATCTCTTTGAGAACTGTCTCATCAATAACTGCTTTACCAGTCGGTGTGAGTTTGGTAGGCTTCCAACTTTGAAAAGTTTTAAACCACCATGCTATGTGTTCTCTACTGCTAGGATTAAATTCCTTCAGCCTTTGCATTTCTGCTCCAGCAAAGTAACCTTGTTTCTTGTTATCTCTCTTTGGAGTAAACAAGTTGTGTGGAACGTAGTGGCAGATTTTTTCAGCCTTCTTTCGTAGTTTCTCCAGCTCTGTAAGGAGTTGGTTCTCTAGTTCCTGTGCCTTTCGTACGTCAAATGGCCAGCCTATGGTCTTTTGTTCAGCCATCAGCTGTGCTATTTGATGCTCTAGGACAACGCTTTCAGCGATTTTTGGAAATGTGTCCATAGTTTAGCGAGGATAACAACGTCTTTTTTGCAGTATTCCTGCATCTCTGGCGACCACTCCTTCCAGTCAGTCGTCTTTCCAAACCCATCTTTGAAACATCTTAGTCTGTAACCATAGGCTTCGAGACTGTGTGAACCATACAGACGAGCTGGCATCATAGCCCACTTACGTCTAAGGTCAATGTCTAATAAATTTGGATGGAAAAATCTACTGAGTATTAAAGTGTCCCAGTGTTTTGCCTTGCCTTCAAAAAAAGGAAAGTGCTTTTTAATTTCTGGTATGTCAAACATAATACCATTGTGTGAAATGATATTGTCAGCCACTTCCAGCTCATTAACTGCATTAACAACGCTGTAGTTTGGTGTTGGCTGGTCATTATACTCAGTAACTAAACCAGTGTTTAAGTCTTGAGTTACAACACAATGTATTTGAGTTGAGTCGATACCATCTGTTTCTATATCAAAAGCTAGATTAACCGAAGTCTGTGCTTGGGTTGAAGTCGGGCGTAGCTTCATTTTCTTCAAAGGTGCATGTTTCAAGGTGGTAAGTTAATTCGTTGGCAATACCAACTTCCCCAGAATGACGATTCTTGAGGACTCTAACAGTCGTAGTATCTCGTTTGCTTGGATCCTGTTGATCCCGTTCGAGGGCAATAACTGTGTCAGATAACTGTGCAATCGCAGCAGATCCTCGCAGTTGTCCAAGAGTAATACGGGCTCCCTCCTCATGGTTCTGATCTGATTGTGTACGTCTAAGGTGCGAGACTAGAAACAGGGTAATGCCTGTACGTTCAACAAGTGATCGTAGTTTGGTCATCGTCTGATCTATCATACGTCTCTCATCTCCGTCCAATCCACTGAGCAATATACTCAGATGATCGAGGAATATAATACGACACTCCAATCCACAGGCAAGGTATTCGATTCGTGAATAGATCGTATTAGGGTCATAACTGCCAAAGCCATCGAAGAGAAAAAGATTCCAATTAGCAATAGTACTGTTGTAGGCGTATTCGAGTTCTGTTCGTTCATATTCTCCAAGATGATAAGATCTTCCTAGCGATGCAGACATCAATCCAAGAGCAGATCTCCTGTTAGATTCTTCCAACGCCAAGTAACCAACCCGTTCTCCTTTATTAAGAAGGTCACTTGCAAGGGCTCTGCAAAAGGATGATTTTCCTGTTCCAGATCCTGCAGTAATTGTGATAAGTTCTCCATATCGTATGCCATGTAACTTTTCTTGGAGTCCTTGGAATGGATAGTCATGGTCAGCGGGGGGTGTAGGTGTGGTAATTAATTCAAGCAAAGATTTAGCATCAACAATGCCGTCTGGTCTGTATGTTTTAGCATCCCAGATTGCACGTCTGATTGCCTCGGAGTCGCCAGCTTGTAGTGCATCAGAAGCATCTTTGTACTTCTCAAGCCTTGCAATCTTTGCTTTTCCAGGCGGTAGTAGCTCCGCACATTCTTGTGCTGCCTGTCTACCAGCCTCATCATTATCAAAGAATAAAACAACCTCTTCATAGTTTTGAAGCAGGTCTAAAACCCTTTGTAATGCCTTCTTTGCAGCCTTTGCACCATTTGGTATGGATACATGAGGCCATTTGGGTTGTGCTTCCCATCCAGAGGCTGCATCGAGCTCTCCTTCATATATGGTAAGCCTTGTACCCTTATCTGGGAATAAATTTTGCCCAAAAAGTTGAGAGTCGGTGTTGTTACCCTCCATCCAGAAGTCTTTGTCCTTCGTTTTGACTTTTGCTGCACAAACTTGACCGTTTTTGTCAAAATAGTGCATACGAAGGGTATCTCCGTCCTTGTGGATGCGATATTTACGGCATGTCTCTTCAGACAAGCCTCTTTTTCCTAATTTAATAGGATTACCTTTGAGCATTGCGGTTTGTTTGGGTTTGCCACTATCGTCATCTCCTCCAGAACTATAAGCATTGCATACAAAGCAATAAGTGTGTCCATCAGAATACACGGAATTACCGTCTGACGAACCACAGCTAGGACAGCTGGAGTGATATAAGAATGTTGATTCATCTGAGCCAGTCAACTGGGATTGCATAATAAGCACACCAAGGAAAACCATTCTTTTCTGCCCACATGGAGTAGGTAGTTTTAGAACGCTTGTTTATTTTATTGTGAGGGGATTGAAAGATGATACGAATATCAAGGTCTGGGTTAGCTGCTTTCACAGCTTTCATCTTGCGTCTTTGCTCTGGAGGAAAGTAACCTTTAGTTTCTAAGTAGACATCCCCAACCTTAAAATCAGGGATGTACTTAGCTTCTATGGTGTATGTCAGCTTTTCGCCCTCATACTGGTATGGTACTTTCATCTCGTCAAGCAAGTCAGCAACCTGCTCTTCCAAATGACTACGCATTAGAAGTCGTCCTCTTCTACAGAGCTGGGAGTTCCATCTGCTACAACATTAGGATCTTCGACCTTAAATCCAGTTGACTTACCAAATAGCTCTGAGGCATCCTCGGCTGTCATGTCACCATTGTCTACTACACCAGCTCCGCTGTTAAGACTAACAACTTGTACTGCTTTTAGTTTCAATGATGTACCGATGTCACCGCTTGGTAAGACATATGGTTTTTGGAAGAAAGCTAACTTAACTTTACTACCGCTGTAGACTGGTGTGTCTTTGTCTTGAATTTGTGTTCCTTCTGTATCAACAACGACTGGTATGATCTTGTCGCCATCTCTCCAGCTGAAACGAATGTGGTATGTACCTTTCTGATTGTCTAGCTCTTCCCAAGGCTCTGGCTTGACTGTAACCCTCTTTGGGTTCTTAGCCTTGCTTCTAGCCCATTCTAGAGCTGACTCACGCTCTTCTTCAAGTGTACTAATTAAATCCTCTTGAACAAGTGCGGATAGCTTGTAGCCCCATTCGCCAGGCTTGAGTACGGCTTGAAAGCCATCAAGTGTTACTGGTTCTTGAGTTACGTGGGTGTTCATAATTAACAGAAAAAATAGGTGGAATTAGATACAACCTTTGGGTCTAGTGTCCCAACGATTGGTGGTGGTTCTGAGGCATTGATTGTCTCTGCAAATTTGGAGAGCCAACACTCTTCGGAAAAAATATTGGTATAGGTCTCTCGCACAAGGCGATTGAGTGTTCCCATATCTCCTGCTCTGCAAAGAACAGAGTCATGTATGACTGTGAATGGTTCATCGAATTGAGTAAATGATCTGTGAAGAATCGAAGCATCGAATGAATGAATGTAATTTGGGGCAGTGCTAGACTTATGTTTAGTAGGACTTGGTGTAGTTTTACCAGTAGGTAATCTTACACAAGTACGTCCTAACAACTGCAGCTCCATCTGTTTGGTTTCGATGTCGTCTCTTTTTTGATTGACAATAAACCCAGACGGTGTGACCCATTCAACTTCTTTAGCACCATTTCTGATGTAAAGTCCGACATGTTTCTTTATCCATCGCATCACTTGCATTGGCCCTGGGACTATAGAGTCCATGCTGTTGTATACAGCGTTTACGACCTGTGTGAGCTCGTCCTTTGTGGGGTCGATACCCTCTTCAAGTAATGCTTCACGTATGTACTTACGACTACTATCCTTAGTAGCATTGTATGGTATGGTCATTACCGTGCGTTTGCACACGGATCTGTTCATCCAACGGTGCATGTATGTAGGTAAGAACTCTTTTGCTTTCTCAGCCACCGCTTTGTAAGCGTCACTAGGTTTACTACTAGGTACGACATTTACAAGCTCTGCTGTGCTTTTGTCTCTAGCTAGACCAGCAAGGATCTGTAGACCAGAGCATGTTGCATCAACTGCAACCATAAGACCAGTTGTTTTCTTGTCTTTAGCTATACAGCAGTGGTAGTATTCATGACAAGCAGCCATAAATTGCCAAGGCTCGTCAACTTCTTCCCAAAGGTGTAAATATCCTTCTGGGTCGGTAGCGACCTTGGTTATAAGGTCAGTGTTATCAGACACCCATTGATGTCTGTCCTCTAGTGTTTCTTTGTCCAGTCCGTAGGTGGTAGCTACTTGGAAAGATAACCAGAGTTCTGCCTCATCTGTCACACTAGACTCATCAGCAAATCGCAATAATGCTTTACCAAAGTCTGTGTCTTGTGGTGTTAGGAAGGCTGGTATAGGATATGCTCTACCTCTGTAGTCGAAAGACCAACATAAATAAAAGACATCATCCTTAAACTTCTCAGCAGCTTCTAACTGTGTGCGTGTCCGCACTGATCGTTTGAAGTTTATTCGATCAGCATTGTGAGCCTCTGCCATAGCTCGTCTCCAAGCTAGGTTGCTCTCCTGATTTTCGTCTGCATCTACAGGACGTGGTAACTTCGTGGTAGGACTAATAGGTATAAACTTACCTATAATTCTACCTCTCAACCTCATCTTATCTGCTATGTGCAGCACGTGCTGATTAACACAGTACTTGACCCGCTGTAACTTGTTTAAGAAGTTCATCGGTGCTTCTCCGTGTATTATGATGGGGTTTCCCTTTCGAGTAAGATCATGACCCTTCATCATACGGTTAGTCAAGTAACCACCGTAGATAATAGTACCATCATCATTGTACCCCCAATCGTCTGGTACGACTAGCATTGGCCAAGGTATACCAGCAAATAACTCAGCAGATTTTATGAGTTCAGCTCGTCTTTGATTAAACAAATCAGTAGGAACTACCCTGTATTCATATCGTTTGCGATGTGTCTTACGTTTGTTAACAGAAAACCACTGTGTAGTTTCCATAACAATTAATAGACCCCACCTGCCAAGTGATGTCTTGGTTTTGATATTCCAGGGCTGCCATCTGATGTCACGTTGTCCAAACTTCTGACTAGCTATGATCTCTTTTTGTCGTGTACCACATGAGTTATGAAAGTATTTCTCACTGATGTAGTGCATCAACGCAGGATGTTCTTTCTTGTACCATCTGAACTTACACTCTGATTCAAGTGCAGAGCCAAGAGCAACCAGCATAGGAGTGATAAGGTTAGCTCCTCTCTGTGTGCTAAATACTCTGTCAAATGTGATCTTGAGTAGAATAGTTGCGATGGCTAGAGGTTCGAGGTCATCAAGGTAAAGAGCTATGTCTTTGTAAAACTTACCAGCTTGACCTGTTTTAAGTTTAAACTTAGTACTTTCGACCTTGGTAATAAGATAGGGTAGTGCCTCTCTGATTGATGACACCCCATAAACGCTTGCGGAAGCGTAGGATTTGCCTTCTAGTTTCTCTATGGAATCGTGAAGCCTTTGCCTCCCACAGCTGATCGCTTCCTGTTCTAGTAGAAACTGTCGATGTAGGTCTGAATGAGTCACCATAAGCTAGGAAAAGAGAGTATTCATAATCATCTAAGCGGTCAATTTGTCGTTGTGTCAAATTAGTCATAGAGTTTACATTGGGGTTCGTAGGGAAACACTTTACAGTACTCCTCCATGTTATCAAAACATTTCCAGTTTGGTAAGTAAAAACCTACTTCATACTCTGGATTACGTTTAGTTTGTAGCAACCCTTGAGCTGCAAGTATAACCATTAGGTTGTCAATGATGGGAGGGCCACAGGGATCTATTTCTAGCATCACCTCACCTGTCTCATCATCTATGTAGTAACCGAGTCGATCAAGTATCTCGGATAAATCGTGTGGATTCATGGTATGTCATGTTGGGTATCCATTACAGCATTGCTAGTCATGACAACATAGTCATCATCATTCATGAGTAAACCTTTCATGAACCGTTTTGCTGCAGTGGCTTGGCGGTATGCTTTTTCTTGTATAGTGCCGTCTTGCTTTACAGCTCGGACGACACATACATAAGCTGCGGGAAGATCCCAGGTGAGAGCTGCCTCGTGACCCATATCAAACGTGACTTGAGTAAGTTCGTCTGTGGCACGCCACTTGTTTAGCTCTCGTATTCGGTTTTCAAATGGGTCTTTTCTCATGTTACCAGATTCGTATTTGATTTTTAGTTGGTGGGTTGTCCTTATTGTGCATGTAAACTACGTACTGGCAGCTCTGCATGGACAATGAGATGGCAAGCATAATGAGGCACGCTTTCATACAAGCTCTTCATCAAATCTTTTCATGGCAATCTCAGCTTGCCTTTCCTCATCGTAATAAGGGAAAGCAGCCTTTACCTCCTCAAAGATAGTTTCGAGGCGTTCTTGTGCGTGTGGTGTACTCAATTCAAGTCCTCCTCTTGGTTGATGTTGCGTAGGTTGTGTGCCTCAACAATGAACTTGTCACCGTCTCTTGGACTTTGCATGATACGTCTGAGTCTAACCATTGTGGTGTCAATGGAATCAAACACTCCACATATCGTACCATCATCTAAGTATGGAGAATGTCGTGTGATTGTAAAGACAATCGGGTCGTCACAGCAGTCAAAGGTTTGGATGTACTGCTGTTCTTCTTTTGGTTTGAGGTCGATAATGTCAGCCATGTGATTGAAGCCAAGTAAGTGAGCGTTGCATTGTGGAAGGGTCGTCACCAAACTTACCAAAAGCTACGTTGCAGGAGTCGCAGATGTAGCCTCTGAATCTGTCAGTTTTGTGATCGTGGTCAAGAACCCAGTTAGTAGTATGCCTACCGCATGCTGGGCAATCGCCTGGGGCAGGTACAGGATGCTGCCGTCTCAGTCTACGTCTGACCGTTGCTTGGTGGTTGGAGCAATGCTTGCAAGTATTCTTGCGACCTGCTCCCGCAGTACTGAAGAGCGGAAAGTCTTTGAGAAGTTTGAGATCTCCACACTCTTTGCACTGTTTAGCCTGTCCTGATTTGTAGGCTTCTTGGATCTCACTTTCAATTAACTTCATAGTAATTGGTGTAGATCACAGAGTCTGCAATGTGGTTAAGCCCAGCGTCAGCTAGTGCATCGTAGATGTCTCTGTCTGAATCGAAATCCACAGCGATAGTGGAATTTCCAGATGGTGTATAGGAGTAGCCAGCCTCCAAGATAGAGGAGGCTACACTGCGGTCAAAAGTAACAGTCATGGTTGGCATTAGATTTGAGGAAGTACAGGTTCTTGCACAAGTCTGACCTTTGCAAGTTTTTGTTTGTAGAAAGATGTAGGTGTGATCTCTCTACACTTAACACCTTTAACCTTACAATTAGCGTTGACCCAGAAGCCAAGACTCATGTTAGGTTGTGCAAGTAGATTGGCAATAGCTCTGCGAGATACGTTGTTGTACTCGTAGCGTGTACCAGTTAAGAACTCAACAATGGCTGTGCCAGTGAGTGGAGATACGTCAACAGTCTTGACGCATGTGGAAGTACGTGACTTTGGTTGCATGATGATAAGTGGTGAACAACAGAGGGTGAGACCCTCATCCAACATATTAGCTATGCTGGAGGAGAGCGTCAAGTTGTTTGATACGATTGAGTGGAATTGTTGCGGTTTGCGGACATATTGTATTGCCTAAGCATTTAAGTCTGTCCACCCTACGGGATAGCCCATCATCTCCTCTACGAAGCATGGGTTGAGATGCATAGGTTCGCCAGTCGGAACTGAGTCGGATTCCTGTATCACTCCAGTCAAGTAGCCCTGTTTCTGCCAACGCAAGCTGCTCTTGCTGCCCTTGACCCCTATGCCCTTCCACTCTGACGCTCGTGGTGTTGGCAACAGGGTGAGCTTGTCCTGTAGGTTGAGGCTGTGACTTGTACCTGTCTGCGATAGTCTCCGTCCATTTGCTGTTATCTTGGCATTTGGATGTGCGATAGTATCTTGGGTCGTTGGCGTAGGCAATAATCCAGATGCGTTTGCGGAGGTGGCAGCCACCCACGTCTCGTGCTGATACAATGCCCCACTCAGCATTATACCCGCTTTTGGCAATTTCGTGGAGGATTTGTTGGAAGGTTTGCCCGTTGCTGTGACTAATGGTATTTGCAACATTTTCGAGGAGGATGTACTTAGGTCGAACTTGCCGAGCGATCTGCATAACCCTGTAGAACAAGCCACTGCGAGTGCCAGCTCCCAGTCCAGCTTGTTTGCCAGCCGAGCTGAGGTCTTGGCATGGGAATCCAGCTGTGATGAGATCGTACTCACCGAATCTGTAAGATGTGTCAAATGTCGTGATGTCATCATGGATAGGTACGTTAGGGAAGTTTTTGCGTAGAATCTTTTGACAGTATGGGTCAATCTCTACAAAGTCGAGGGTAGTGAAACCACCGAGGAGGTGTCCAGCATAGGCGAAGCCACCTATGCCAGAGAATAGGTCTAGTACTCTCATACGTGTGGGTGTTTGGGGCGTAGTTTTTTCATCTCGATGTATGCCATCTTACGATAGAATACACGTCTGCGTTCAGCCTCTGCATCTGGGAGTACGTGAGAGTCCTTTGACGGTATCGAAGTACCAGCGTTCGACTTCTTGGGTTGGGAATTGGTAGTTTCTGTCATGGAGGTCAGTAAGTACGGATAGAAGGACTGGGTCATTGATGACGTTTTTGTTGACGAATACAGAACCGTCAAGTATGGGCATGAGTGTGAGTTGTTTAGACATTGTAGATACGTTTGTGTGTAACCCAAGTGATGGCTTGAATAGTGGCTGCGGTGTAGTGCTCGCCTAGCTCCTCATTGATGAAGGCAGTAGCGTCACGATAATCAGTCTTGATTTGTGCACGCAGCTTCACGCCAATAGGTGGAACTTCTTTCATAGTCAAGCGTTGCCCGAACCATACGGAATAGGCATGCCCGTCAATACACACGTCATTGAGTGCGGGGTTGGTGATGCAGTTGAAAAACTCAACAATCTTTTTGCCCTTGAGGATAGTGGCAATAGGTATACGTGTGAGCAGTATGTCCACAGCTTTCTCTTTCATTTTGCCATAGGTACATACTTTTACGGCTAGTAGGTCAGAACGAGTACCGCCAGCACGCCAGCATTTGATGATAGACTCAGCGTCTATAATGTTACGCTCCCATCTGTTATTAGGTGATAGGGCAGCTATAACACCTGCTACGGTCTCAGCTGATACGCCATAAGTCTCGCCAATGCGTGCGGCAATCTTGAGAGCGGACGGATACCAGTCACAACCTAGCTGCACTTCTTGAGACGTGGCAAGCGTAAACTTGGCGACAATCTCACGTGCATTGTGTGATAGTTGGGAATAGGTCACAATTTGATTTGGTTTAGTGTGGTGCGGTATGCAAGAATTGAACTTGCAACTATATGCATATTGTACTGGTAAGGTATAGGGACGGATAAGAGTATAAATACTCAACGTCAACATTCGTTAGTAATCGGTGTGAGTGATAGTTGGACGACCTACCGCATGAAAAGCCTATAAAAGTATTTTATCACTTGTAAAAAGTGGACTGTTGGCAGTCTATAGACTTGGTAAATAAATTGATTTGCTAAATCCTTTTCTGCTTTTAACGGTCTATCCAGCCCACCCGTTAGACCTCACTATGTGTATCAGTCTAAATTTCCACCCCCCTCGGTTTGACTGTAGTTGTTGTTGTTTAATAAGCGTTGTTCGTGATTGATGTACCTATCATGCCAACACTATTTGAGCCTGTCAACCTACCGCCTGGTTTTGTCAGCAATTCAACACATTTCCATTTTTTATATATATAGAGTCCCTTTGCGATCAGCGTATTAGTGATAGTGGCTGACTGGGTTCTTAGGTTGAGATTGACCGTAGACTGATGAGAATGAAAACGATAACCATTTTCGTTTCTCAATAATATTGGCTTATTGATTCTCATTAATACTCCTTGTTGATTCTCATTAATTCTTCTTATTGAGAATTGACCCTCTCCTGGTTTTGCTCGATACGCCGATTTATTACACTTAAAAATATTTATTTGTGGATTCTCCTTAATCACTATTAAAAAGCCTTATATCCCACATAAACTATGCTTATATATAGTGTCCATATATATGTATTGACTTGATGACACACTAAATAAGACTCATATGAGACGTGTGGGGATCGTAACAATTCTGTATAGTGTGGTTAACCGAACATTTGTATAGTGTTAATACAGATGCCGCCAAAACCCCGCAAGTCTTTTTGATAATGATAATCATTTTCATTTATACCCATATTCCTGAAAAATGATAATGATAATCGTTTTTATTCAAGTGTTGATAACCGAACCCCGCGAGGTACTATAAAAAATGTTATATGTCAATGAGTAAAAATACCTATTGTCAGCATATCATGACCTGGGGCTTGCGGGGGTAACGACCAGTAACGCGCGTTAGAATACCCCACAAACAATTTTGCCAAAATTTAAGACACCCCTCAAGCCCCCCTACGTACAGTACAAACAGTACAAAGGTAGTATAGGGTTAGTATGAGTATGTTAAATAGTAGCACGAGCGGGTAACTCGTGTAGTAGAGGGGGAGTGATGAAATCATCTTCCCCTCTTGACCGCTGTTTCCACCCACGAGGAGCACCACTTCCCCGTGTATTATGATGGGGTATCTTCACATCCAAGTCATATCCTTCCCTGTAGCTAATCCTCTAGCCTCTTTACGTTGGTCTAAATCCAATCCCAACACCATATGATTAGCTTCAGCTTGAGGATCATCCATCCAAGCTTCTAGATGGTCTAACCATTCTTCTCTTCGTCTGTCTTTTATTTGCTGTTGGGCTGAAATGGCGAGAGCATCGGTGAACCATTTAACTCCTTGGGCAAGGGAGTCAATTCTGTCATCGTGTCGAACGGCACCTTTTTCTCTACACATTCTGCTGATTTGGTAAGCAAGCATATATTGGAATCTATTTTCAGTCGCTTCATCAGCATTTGACGCATAATCCCATTCAATAACCTTGGGGTCAATAACCAGCCTATGCTGATTAAAGACAGGCTCAAGGCTACTAATAATCCTATCTTCTTTACGGACATTAGCTCTAGTCTCCTCTATGTTAATGTTTGTCTTTGTTGTCTGACAGTGTTTTCTAAATAGCTCTGATACAATACCATCGCCAAAGTTACTCTCGATGAGCAGCGTACTCGCACCATATTTACGGCATCTCCTTAATATGTCTAATAATGTCTTGTCACTATAACCGTCTCTAGTAGCGTATATTTCATGCAGGTATATAAATCCATTTAACTGTGATAGGAAGCATGCTACAGTCTCATCTGAGCCCCTTCCAGAGGGGTCTACCGAACATATAGTCTCTGCATACTCAACCCATTCACCTTGTATCTGCATTGGGCTGTACCAATAGTCTCCTGGGAGCCCCGCACAAGGTAAGCCTTTAACTATATTGTCTGGGCTAGAGCACCAAATAATATTTTCTGGTGCATGTGTGGGGTTTACGGGTGTGACTATAAGGTCTGCAAACTTTAATGGGAACTTTTCTGCGTCAGATAGGCTAGTATCTAGCATAAACTGCAGCATAAAGTTAGATCTACCCATAGATGCTTCTCTATCTAGTAAGTCTTCCTCTTTAAAACGTGTATCTGTAGGTTTCCACGCCATATCTGACTTTTCTAAGTCCTCTACTAGCTGTGGAGCCAACAAACCATCATACATAGCTAGTTTACGTGGGTATCTAGCTGGCCAAACAAATGGTCTATAGCTACGTTCCCTTAGCTTATTATAGACAGTGAATGTTGTTTGAGGAGTACCAAGAAACATAATACGAGAGTCACGTTTAGGAGTAAGAATAGACTCACATTCAGTAACAAGTTGTAAGAGTTTTTCACGTTGTAGCTCCGTCATACTGTTATTAGGTACTTCGACATCATCTAGTACCATAAGGTCTGCTCTAGACCCTGTTAGCTGCCCTGTAATACCCACAGACTTAACTGAGGGTGCTTGGTGTGGAGCAGCTGGCCCTACATCAAACGATATACGAGACCACCGCTGGTCATCATTTTTCGGTTTTAGTTGTGATAACCAAGGTACTTCTAGTATCAATCTTTGGCAAAAAATAGAAAAGCTGTCTGCTCTGTCTTTACTTGCGGAGACAACCATAATTTTTTTATCAGGGTCATTGAAAAGAGTCCAAAGAACAAATGCAGCAGTAATCCAAGACTTACCCACACCCCTAAACGCTTGGATTTGAAGTCTTTTAGGCCCATGTTGTAAATATTCCGCTATACATAATTGTGCTCTTGTAGGAGCTGGTAAGTTTAAATGTGTCCAAACAGCGGTAAGAAAATACCTAAAGTCTTTTTGGAGTTGTTCTTCAATCTTCATAGTTTATACTCATATCATCTAAACCTTTAACTTCAGATGGTATAACCTTTACCCCAGGTTCATTACGCCATTCTTCACAGAAATCACATAGTCTGTGATACTCTTTAACGGCATCATCTACAGCTTTTTTGGCTTTGTAGTCTACATATTGAGGTTCTAGCCATAGCAAAAACCACACCATAGCCCAACGAACTGGGCGAGGTGTAGCATATGCAATGTCTTTTAGTTCCTGTAATAGTAGCTTATTAGGGTTAAATAGTTTGTTCATTTAATCCAATCTAATATTAGGTTTTCTCGTAGTGGGTTTGGTGGGAAGTTATTTCTAAACCACGTTAACCAGTCAAGGCTTCCTTTTTCTTGATTACACCTCCTACAGGCTGGAACACAATTTCTAGTATGGGAACAACCTCCCAAACATCTGGGATGTACATGGTCAATGGTAAGATCATATTCATGATGTCTTTCTCCGCAATAGATACATTCATAATTGTTTGCCTCCTTAATAGCTTTTCTCCAGAGTTTTTTAGCGTCTGTTGATGTCATAACTATTAAGTTTTGTGTGTAATGTTTATAAGTAGGAAGTACTGGTGTCATTTTCTGCTTCTGTTTCTAGCTCTATTTTTTGAAACGCTTTCACGTACTAATTTTCCTGATTTAGTGTGTGAAAAATCCTTACCGCCCTTGCCTTCTGCCCCCGCTTTTCTACGGGCTCTTTTAAGTTCCACTCTGTAGGCAATGGCTTCTTTAGATTTGTTACGCTTTCTGTTGTATGCGTTTTTCTTTGCTCTGGATGCGGGGTTATCCCTGTAGTTTCTTGCACTTCGCTTAAGTTGTTTACGTGGTAATCTTCTAGGAGCCATTTCTAATTACCGATTTTTGGACTGTTTCAAAGTCAACATCTGGCATAATGTCTGCCAGTTGCGATAAAGGTGATGTATCAAAGGCTACACCTGTTATGTCGTTTTTATAGAGCCAATCAGCAGCAGCTTTTAGGTCAGCGGTAGTAGCTTCACCGCTACGTATTCTGTCTATAAGCTCAGTTGTAACTAACTTATGTAGTTCGTTAAACTGTTCTTCTCCTGCTCTTTTACTCAACTTTTAATCCTCTCTTAATAAATTCTACTGCTTTGTCATCAAGGTCATTATCGCTTTCTTTAGATAACTTTTCTAGCAAGTCAAGTACAAATAATTTAAATTTCTCACTTTTTAAAAAAGTTAAAACGATTGGTTTTAGTAGTGCTAACATTTTGTTTAATTAACGATTGTATAGGTACGATGTCAGAACACATGCCATAGACACGGGTTCCAGGGCGTATCGTAAACCCTTTTTGTTGTAACTCTGCACATTTAAGTGCACGTACAAGCTCGTAGTCGAGCCTCATCTTTTCTTCTTGCCGTTTAGCAATCTCTTTACACTGTTTGTAACCTGATTTGTCTAAGGGAACCATAAAGTTAATTTGGAAACCCCAGTTTTCTGCTAAGGTATAGCTAGTAGGCTGCATAAACTCATCAAGTGGTTTGGCATGATTACCCATATAAAAAGGTTGAAATGTCATTGTACTGCCATTACAACTTATATTTGGGCCAAAAAATTGCCTACTTTGTGCACCATTATTCTGGAATTGTACTGCCTGATTGGTGACATTTCCCGTAGCAGCTGCCACAGGGTTACTATTATTATGTGTTTCTCCCTCCGCAAAAGCGGGTGAAGTTATTGAGAGAAGATAGAGTAGGATGTAGTGGTACTGTCTGTTTCGATTTCTCTTTCTATTGAGATTGTTTCTATCGTTCCAGCTGTTCTTTCTGTAATCTGTAGATCCCAGTCTGCTGCGTTGGTTGTTGGTGTGTAGGTTGCATTGTCTGAACCTATACCACCAGTACCGCCAACTGTTATGTTTGTACCACTGTAAGTTGTCACGGCTGCACCCTTGATGTCGTGCTCGATAGTCTCTGTTATTACTTGGTTTGTTGTCGTTGTCGACTGCATCGACCCTGTTGTAAACTGAGGCGTGACAGTATTTGCTTTTGATATTGCGGGGGACAACAAAGTCAAGAGTATTATCCATTTAGTCATGTTTTTGGAGTGTCTTGTTTCTTTGCCATTGGGCAAACAGGCGGTTTACTGTTTCCGTTTTTACCAGTCGTCAAACCAAATGTGGCCAAAGCTCCCGTAAAAACGCTGGCCACAAAAGTAATGTCACTGTTCCCAGCTTTTTTAACCATAGGAATTTCTACATAGTTCATGGTAATAATAAAACCAGACCAGACAACAACACCTAATCGGACAAAAGTACCTAATATTTCTATTTGATGTTCTTTGTCCTCAGCAATGTCTTTTAGTTTAGTAACTAAGTTTTTTTTCTTTTCTTCCATTTGTTTATTTTACCTTGTATAAACTTTTGTATTTTTTTCTTTATGGTGTCAAAAAATGGTTGAGCAAACGTAGTGACCGCTACGGCAGATACCGCTGCATAGCTTGCAGCCACTACTACTTCTGAGGTAGGTAGTGGTACATCTATGTTTATCATTGGTATATTTATACTTGGTGCTGGTTGTTCCGTAGTTTCTGTAGTTTCTGCTTTTGTACCTTCTGGTTCTTTAAGATCACTAGGAGGTATTACCATAGGTACATAACTAGGAACATCAGCTGTTGGTAAAGGTATTGATATTGTTTCTATATTGTCTACTGGTGGAATTATTATTGTGGGTAAGTCCACTACCCAGCAGGGTCTATAGTATTACCTTCTGCTACCCATTTTAAAATAGCTTTATAGTGTATATTCTCATCATCAATAGGTACAAACATTTCTTGATCATCAATAATCGCAATAATATTATCGTTTACTGAATTGTCGTAAACCAATTCTCCTTTTTCGGAATCCCATTTAAGAGTTCCTTTATACTTTGCAGTTTTAATTTTCATAATTCACTCTCGGCAATAACTCTCCATTCGTAAAATCTTCCACTTGAGCTCATGTAATGATTATATCCTTGTGTACTTGCATGACTTGCAGAAAATGATCCACCACCATCTGCTGTAGTATTCGTAAAACTTATGGTTGGAGTAGCTCTCATTTCTTTCTCAAATCTTACAGGGAACTGTCTGCCAGCCGTGTTACCACTACCCCAATATGCTCTGGTACTTACATCTTTTTGGTAATATCTTTTACAAGATTCAAGCTCCTGTGCGTAGGATTTAAATTCGTATGAGGTGGCATAATCTGAAACTTCTAATTGAACTCCTGTAATTTCAAATGTCGCATTATCTGTTTCCCACCATGATGAAGGTTGGTCTTTGCTTCTTGAAGCTGATGCCCAAGTTGCCCATGCGTCATTAGTAACTGATGATGCTGTGTAGTTTGTACCACCAAAAAATATCGGAAAAACTTGAAAACCACTTCCGTTGTTATTATCAATCTGCAAATTAGAATTTCCAGGAATTGTCTTTGTTATTTTTGTCCAAGTATTAGCAGTTAATGTTCCTAAACTAAACGGATAAATGTAATTTGTACCGTCTACTGTTTTTATAAATCCAAAATATTCTTGGCTTACACTCGCTTTTACATAATAAGATAAGGTTAGAAAACTTGAGCTTGAGTTATAATTCCAACCACTATTTCTTACATTTTGTGCTTCTATATTTTGATTGAAGTTTAAAAGCCTGTTATTTTGAAATCCACCTGTTTGGTTTCCATTTGTTATTTTTGTACAATTTGTAATTCCTTTTGCAAAAGGGTTATCACCAGAATCGCTTGACACTACAGCTGACTGAGCAAATGTTGGTGCTTCATCAGTTCCAGCATATTCATGTTTCCAACGATCTAAGTCTCCATAACCATTTCCTGTGGATGACGTAGCACGGACGGCTACTTGCATAGCTCCGTTAATTATCAAATTACGATTAGGTATATTAGTAAACTTACCTGTGTCTGCTGTTATTGTTGTACCTGTTACGGCACATTTGCCATTACCATCTAAAGTTATGGCATCACTTGATGCGGAATTGGAACGGATTCCGTCTACTTTTAATGTACTCATTTAACTAGGCTCCGTTGGAAAAGTAACGGATGACATATCTAAATGACCATCTGCACCTACTTTAGGTGATGCACTAGCTGGTAAATCTCTAAGTGCCTGTCTATAAGTTTTCCAATCATCTGACATTGCAGGAGAATCTGAAAAACTCATCCAATCTGTTTTTGCTAATCTTGCATCTCTTTCTAGTCTTAAAAGTCTCATAGGTTCTGCATTTGTTAATCTTAATAATTCTGCTTCTATTTCAGCATCAGTTGGAATGGTTTCGCCTTCATCCCATACAAAACCAGAATAATCATCATCTTCTGCTCGTCTACTCCATTGTTTATTAGGTTTTAAACTTGCAAGTGCATCTACTTTGTAATAAAACATTATGTATCTCCCAAACGTATGAATGTGAGACCTGTTCTATGATAATCCCCTCCAGAATATTGTGTTGAGGAGTTATTTACAGCTTGCATTCGTAATCTATGTGTACTTGCATCAGTTACATCTAATATTGCGTGCATACTTAACCCACTATATCCACTTGTTTTATTCAAACCGTAACTAATAGTATTATAACTACTGCCACTATTTGCACTCATTTCTAGTTTTATTCCAGCGTAATCTGCACTACTGTGCATTTGTAATTGAGACATTATCAAATATATTCCAGTAGAGGGAAAGGTAAAGACACCACTAGATTCTGTCATTCCGCTTCCTATTTGTGCAAAATAAGTATCATTTCTTTCCCAACCACTATCTATTATGTCACCACCATTTTTACTATTATCATTCGTAATTCTCCATTGATCCATCATTGAAATTCCAGCAACTGCAGTTGCAAAAGATAAATTACCAGATCCATCAGTTTTCATATATTGTCCACTACTACCATCAGCATTAGGTAACTTAAAAGCTACGTCACTAGATGTAGGTGCAGATGAAGGTGGGTTTAGCGATACGCTGTTACCACCCGAATGTTTTAATTTTATTGAACTCATGCTTTTATTTCCTGTGCTATCAAATAACAAGTTTTAGGATCATTTGTTTCACCACCTCGACCATTAAATGTAAAGTGTCCGTTAGTTACACGGCATTGAATTTTATAATTAATTGCAGACGTTCCTCCAGCAGTATCAAAAAAAGCGTAAGCACCATCTTCGACAGGTCTATTTGTATTAACGTTGTAAGCAACATTATGTAAAAAATTGCTATTACCATCAACTACAGTAGTACTATCTTTAATTAATCTAAGACCATTACTTGCAGATGTATCATTACCCCATCTGCAATAAAGGGTAAGAAAAATTAAACTGTTACTAAATTCTGGTGTAATATTTAATGTTAAAGCAGTATCTGTCCAAGTAGAGTTGTTGGAAATTTGTTGAGAAGAACTTGTATTAACTCTAACTGTTTGCAATATAGTTCCAGCAGGCAGGTTAGATTTAGACAAAGTTCCACTAATTGTTGTGGGTGTGTAGCCGGTTATTGTACCGTTTCCGTTTATTGTTATTGCCATAATTAAACTATTGTGTAAGCACTACCAGTACTGATAGTTAAAGTAACTCCGTTGTTTATAGTCACAGGACCAGCACTCATTCCATTCGACCCTGTTGGAATTGTGTGAGATGCACTTATTGTTTGACTGTTTTGGAATATTGCTCCACCTGTATCCGCAGTTGGACTTGTTGATATACCTGTAAGGTTAGAGCCGTCACCTGTGTAAGATGTTGCAACGACTGTACCTGTTACGGTAATACCAGTGCTTGAAGTCTCAAGTTTTTTAGATCCAGCTTCGTAAAGTTCAACTGAAGCATTATCTTCAAAAACTGCTGCGACATTATTATTAGCTGAAATTATTTTTAAACTTTTTCCTGTCTGAGCATTTTTAATAATGTTGTCAGTACTATGATAAATTTGTAAATCAGTATTATCTCCAAAGTTAGCTGTCTCAGCATCACCCCAAGAAATATTATTACCATTAGTATCTAAGTTACCACCTAGTTGTGGTGATGTGTCACCGACTAGATCTGTAAAAACAGTACCAAAACTTAATACACCACTACCATCTGTTTTTAAAAACTGACCAGCACTACCATCTTCTGGAAGAGTAAAGTCACTTGTTTTTGTTAAAGAGTTTGGACCTTTAAAACTGATGTGCTCGGTATTAGTATTATCTGAATCAAATTCAATTACATTACCTTGTCCAAGTCTAATTCCTTTTCCAGCAGCCGTTACACTAATATCCTGTCCAACAACGTACCTACTATTAGTATCAAAAAGTAACTCACCACTTTGATTTACTCTTATAGCCGCACCAGCACTTCCAAGAGTGCTTATATTAGTAGCTGGCAACGTGAATGTGTTAGTTACACCAGCACTATGAGGAGGTGCTTTGATAGTTTGACCATGACTATTGTTGCCACAGTTAAGGACTATTTGAGCATCATTACTACCGTTACCTTTTATTTCTACCTTTCCTGTGCCATCAGGAGTTAACTTAATGTTACCGTTGGTTGTGCTTGTAGTAATTTCACTTGCTTGAACATCTAAGTTACCACCAAGTTGTGGTGTAGTGTCATCAACAACATCAGTAGCTACAGTAACAAACTCAATAGCATTTCCAGCAGAGTTAACTTTTAAAGTTTTACCGGCTGCTCCTGTGTAGTTTGTTGGTGAATCAGAAAGTCCAGTAAATGTACTAGATCCTCCACCTCCACCTGTATCATCAGCAATAACAAATTTAGAACTTGATGCCTGATATTTAAGAATTTTGTTATCAGCTACACCTGTTAGATCTACATCATTTAATGCTCCTACTGAATTAGATGAGGTTACATCAGCTCCAGTAGCGATACCAGATAGTTTTGTCTTTTCTGCATCAGTGAAGGCATTAGTATTTGCTTCTCCTTCATACGCTGTTTTTATTTCAGCTCCAGTTTGGTCGGCTGTAGCTGACGTTTCAATTCCAGAAAGTTTTGTCTTCTCTGCATCTGTATAAGCATTAGTATTACTATTTGCTTCGTATGCAGTTTTGATTTCTGAGTTAGTCTGATCTGCCGTGGCTGACGCTTCTATACCATTAAGTTTACTATGGTCTGCGTCAGTGAATACATTACTGTCACTAGCAGACTCAACTAAAGCTCGTATTTCACTAGCAGTTTGATCTTGAGTAGCATTAGCTTCAATACCATCTAGTTTTGTTTTTATACTACCATCAGCAGAACCATTAAATAGTTTACCTTCTAAATCAAAAGCTTTGTTTCTAGCATCCTGTGCTGTAAAGTTAGATTCAGTAGATGAGTTGTTAAGGTCAGTAGCTCTAATGGTACTGCCACTAGCAAAGCTAGTATATGAACTATCTGCATCTCTTGTCCTACGCTCACAGAAAACTACTGCCCCACTAGGTAGTGCAGAGTTAAATGTAATTGTATTGTTATCGCTGGATAGTGTGTAGTTGTATAAAGTTGTACCTGCTGAAACTGCAGGAAAGTATAATCCATCTGTATTATTCACCTGTGGGTGACTAGACTGTGCAGTACTACCAGTAGACTGGCGTAGCTGTAGCACTCTAGTACCACCCGACAATGTGACATATACATCTAGATCATCTTGGTTATTCAGTTGTATCCCGACAGGACTAAATACAGTTGTAGTTGCATTAGACGTGGCAGGGAAAAGTTTTTTAGTTGTAACTGCCATTGATAATCAATGTTAAAGAATCGGTTAATATCCAGGTTTTCTAAGATCGTCTATGACCTTGTTAATATCCTTGACGGTGAAATCTTGGTTTTGTTGTAGTTGTGTCTTTGTCTTTCTTTCATTAATCCTATTGGTTAATGTCTTAGGATCACCACTATCGGCATAGTTGCCTTTCATTATTTCTATTGCTCTCTTCTTAGCGTCTGTATGTACGGCATCAACTAACTCATAGAACACTTCATTCTTATAGTTATAGCCACCCGCTTCGTCACCCACAAGACCAAGTACTCCATCTTTAGAAAACATACCTTTATCGACTTTTCTGTTTTGTGATCTGTATGCTTCTAGACTACTTTTGAACTGTTTACTATTTATAACACGTTCTAGCTCTGATCTAAACCGTTTATCAGTAGCAAGTATTCTTTGTACCTCAGATTGCTCTGGGCCAGTGAGTTCTACACCATCTATCTGTGTAAGGTTTGCGTTAACGTTGTATCTAATATCTACTAAAGCATCAGTAACAGGATCTTTCTTTTCAAAATCTATACCTATAGGAGAAACCATACTAAATAATCTTAGTAAAACATTATCTGGTCTGTTTCTTAATTTTTTAGGTTGACGTTCTTCATTATATATGTCATATCTTTGTGGTAAAAATGGTCTAATTACAGACGCTCTATATGCTGCTTTTTCGTTAATTGATACTAATTCTTTCATACTACCATCTACAAGTTCAGCAAAATCACCAAAACTACCACTATATGGCATAAAACTACCACCTACGTTGGCAAGACTTCCTGTAATAAGGCTTTCTGGTTTTTCTGCAGAAAATACGTTGGCGAAATCAGTTAATCCAGATAAAGGGCCATTGTCCACTAGCAAACTACCAGCAACAAAAGATATTCTTGTTAGATTTTCACTAACCAAAGATTCTCCTAAAACATCTGCATCTCCAACTAAATTAGCTACAGTTCTAGCAATGTTTGACCATATTTCAGCACCTCTATAGTCGATATAAGCACGTTGATCTGTAAATGGTACACCAAATGAGAATGATGTTGGTTTTATACCCGCTTGTTGCCACATTTCTCTTTCTCCAGGCTCTCTAGGTAGATCACCTGTTATCTTACCTTGCATAGCTAGAAGGGTAAATAAGGCTGTTAGACCCATACCAAATTGTACTTTACCTTCAATCTCTGCTATCTGCCCAGGCAGTGTCCTTTCAGTTATACCTAGCTTTTCAAGCTCTACCATATCACCACGTAACATAGCATGATACTTTTTATTTAAGGCAAGTGCAAAGGGTGTGTGGTCAAATGTAATCTTAAGACCGTTAACTGCAGGTGTCACAAACTTAAAAAACAGTGAAGATCCTGGAAGTGCAGCTAATAAGTTAGTAAACTGTTTAGCAACACCGTCTAAGTTACTTGTAAGTGTAGCTTTGTCACCACCTAATTGAGCAAGTCTGTCTGTAACAACCTTAACTTTCATAGTAGTGCCGTTATCTAGTTCTACATCTTTTATTCTAAATATTTTCTTTTCAAATAACTCTTCAAATTTTGGCTGAAACTTTTTAAAATCTGCTATATCTACACCCATATCCATAGCTTCATTAAATGCTTCTTCAGCTAGTCTCTGCATACCAATATTATATCTTGCTGCAGCATCACCTGCACCCATAGCAATAGTTGAGTGACGTGAGATAGGATGTGTATTAAAATCATGAAAAAGATTAGCAACGCTATAACCTATTTGGGTCATTTTATCGTTAGCATACTTATCTTTAAAATATTTCAAACCTTTCCAGTTAGCACTACGCCTTTGTATTGCGTACTTACCAACATAATCCATATCTTTACCCTTTAGTCCTAGCTTATAGTTTCTAATAAATACGCTTAGAGTATCACTAAGATTTTTTGTAGCTGCATCTAATTGAAATAAAGCTGACGCTGTTTGTCTTTTAAGCTGTTCTGGGTTTTGGAAGCCTGGTTTTTTCATAAATTTAGATGGGCTTACTGGACTAATAAACGCCACCGCTTTCATAACTTGTGGATATACAGCTAAAAAACCAGTGTTAGCAACTGCTTTTACAGGTGTTTTAATTCTACCCAACAAACCATTAAATGATATACCGTATAACTCCTGTATCAATTTAGATGGTACAGTTTTAAATCTTTGACCTTTTTTACCAGTGTAACCCATAAAACTACCACCAAAAACTCTTGATTTTAGGTAGGTTGCTATATCTTCTATAGCTAATACGTCACCATCTGACAAGTGAAATATAGTTATAAGATCTTCAACAGGCTGCATATCACCTGTTTTGTAACCTTGTCTTACTAGACCAATCAAGTTTTCATGTAACTTGTCAGCATCCGCTGCAGCCTCAGCTATAGCAGAGCCACGTTTACGAGCTTGTAATTTATCAAGTAACTTGACGTTACCTTGTTGTAGTTGACCATCAATACCCCAAGCATATGTATACTCTTTAGTCTTAACTGTAACTAACTTCATAAGATCAGCTAACTTTTCAAAGTTTTTCATTACTGTTAGACTGTTTTTAATTTCTAATGAACCTGTAGCTAAGTTAGACATGGTTTGTGCTAACGATTTAAGAATAATCATGTTAGCGTCTTTTTGTATAGGGCCTATGGTATCAATATATCTAGCTTTACCATTCTTATCTAAACCATAAGAGTAACGTCTGTACTCTTTTGTACCTAATTTAGTTCCTTTACTAATACTTTTTTTGTAAGTATTTAGCAAACTTGTACGATCACCCTTTGTAAAATCACCTATTCTTTGTAATATAGGTTCAGCTCTTTTTACAGCTTGTATTGCTAAATCTTCATAATCTGCTGGACTATATTTTTTTGACATCTGTGTGGTAATGTCATCTATAACTTCTGTAAAAATTTCTTCCAAATTTTTGTCACCACCCGAAACTCGTTCAATAACATCTTTGGTAATTTTTTCAGCATTATGTATAGGGCCACTAACTTCTTTTAAAATGTCAGCTTCATCAAATAATGTTGATTGTATATCTGGAGATTTCTTTGCTTGATCTACAACATTTTCTACTGCATTGACTTCTTTGACATAACTTACTTTCTCATAGTCATCAAACTGGTCTGGGTTAACAGTAGGGTCTGGTTGTCTACCAGCATTTTCAGAATCTAAGTTGGTACTAGAGTATCTGTCATCATTCCATACATCACCCTTAGCTGATCCGTTAGATTGTGCTCTCTGTTGTAACTCTTGTATTGTACCTTGAGCTTCAATTCTTTGATCTAGGTTAGATGTTTCTACATCATTTAAAGCATTATCATAAGCCTTAAGATCTTCTTCATCTAAATGTCTACGTATATACTTATCAAACGGGTCTGCGGGGTCGATACCAACACCTTGGTTGAGTTTGACCTCTGCTAATTTATTTGCACCTCTTTCAGCATTTAAAACCTCTTGAAGCATGGCACGTTTAAATTCTTTTGTACCAGCATCATTTCCAAGTTTTATTGCTTCCTTTACAGACTTACCTTTTTTAATTGCTTCTCTAGCTGTTGTACGTGCAACTTTATAACCACCACGAATAAAAGCACTAAAGAAATAACCTATATGATTAAGTCCAGCTCCTGCTGTTACAGTCTTGAGTCTAGCTTCCCATGCAGTATCATCCTCATCTATAGCTAATCTTTGCATAATTCCAGGTAGCAACCAAGGTGTATATTCTTGGGCTAAGTTAGCAATATTAGCATATTCTGATGATTCTGATATAAGTTCTGCAAACGCACCCTCAGCAGATATTTTAGTACCAGCTGCTAAAAACTGTAGTGGTTTGTTACCTGCTATAAAAGCTCCAGCTGATCTGACTAGCGGGGCTTTTGTAAGACCTGTCTTAGCTACACCAAGACCTCCAACACCACCTGTCCATCTAGTTAGTAAACCAAACTCTACTAGACCTCTAGCAAGTTTACCTATATTTGTAGTGTTTTCTGGTTCATAAATATCTGGTACTTCAAAGTAACTACCACCTTGATATTCTTCACTAAAAGGATTTGTTTCTGGATCTACAGCCTTACCTAATACTGTGTTAAGACCTGTATCCATAGTATCTTTTGATAGTTTTAAAAAACTACCTACACTTTCTGCAGCATCTATAGTACCGCCTACGGTAGATCTAATGCCTTCAGCTACAGGATTGGTAGACGCATTAAGAACCTGTTGAGATTCATCTAATCTTTGTCTACCTTCATCTGCTATAATTTGACGATCTTCTTTTATTTCTTCTAAAGATCTTTGATCTCCTTGAAATGTATTGTCAATAAAATCTCTAGCTTGAGCTTGAACATTTTGTATGCCTTCACTAAGTTGATTAAGAATACCGCCACCTTCTTGACTCTGTTTTAGAGCTTCTAGTTGAGGGCTACCTACATCTGATAAATTAGGTAGCTCTAACTCTTCTTCTTCAACTATTTCACCTTCGCCACCCATAGGCATCGAATTTTCTAGTTTTTCATCCATTAATCTAAGATTCCTTGTGTTCTAAGTTTGTGTATATACTTATTAGAAAAAGCTCGTATTGTAGGAAGGTTGTACAAATCCATATTACCTCTTAATATGTATGCTATATGGTATCTAGTAGCCATATATGTATCTCCATTTGATTTACGCATTGCTGCGTTCCAAGATACTTTATTAAGATAGTCCCATACATCTTTTTGTACTAACTCATCATTTTTATAACGATGTATTGCCTTAGCAATATTTAGATTACGTATTGGATTTTCTTCTCCTTTGTCACCTGCTAGACGTGCTAACATTCTTTTTGTGATTGGATATTTACCAATAGTAGGTTCAATTCTTTTTCCAATAGTCAACTTGTTCAAATCCTCTGTAGGATCTATTTGTTTACCATCTACAATTTTTTCAAAATGTAAATGTTCACTTGTACTTGCACCTGTGTTACCTATTTCACCTATAACTTCACCATTATATGGAGCACCTACTTTAAGTGCAGGGTTGTAGTTTTTTAGATGTGCAAATCTATAAACAACTCCATCTTTATTTTGTATGTCAATATATACACCATACTTAGGATGACTAGCATTAGCAACAACTACACCGTCTTGTATATTAAATGCAGTATGAAATCCAGGAGTAGAGGTTGTACCTATATCAACACCTGTATGTACTAAACTATTACCAATACCATAATCTGATCTAGCAATACCAAATTTATCTGTAATACCTACTAAAGCATGACCTACATGTTTCTTACCATCTACCAGTGCTAACTCACCCGCATCAAGTTCTAAACCTTTAGCTGTAATTTCATTTCTAATAACAGACTCAAAGTTCATACCTTTCCATGCGTTAGTAAGACTTCTATGATTTAGACCATAGAAATCATTAAATGCACGATCTATAGCTTTGACGCTTGTATTACCCTTAGACTGTAGATCTGATAAAGTATTAGCACCTTCCGAGTTTTGTAGTAAATCTTTTAGTGCTTCATAGTTTATAGGTGCTTCATAACCAAAGTCAAGACCAAATGCTTTGGACTGGTACTTAGAAAAGTCATACTCTGGTACTTTCATTACCTGTGCTATACGAGCTACGTTTGGATCTGTTAGCATGCCACCATCATCCAACTCTACCTTATTTGTTATCTGATCTTCTACAGTTAACTCGTTTGACTTAATCTCTGCTATTATGTCTTTGACATTTACAGGCTTGTAAAAAGCTGGTAAACCTCTATCATTTAATACATTTTGAAAACCACCATATATACCTTCTCCATTAGTATTTACAAAGTAAATGCTGTCTTTATCTGCAATACCTGCATTTATTAGACCTCTCATCTGACGATCAGCTTCACGTAAAGCCTCACCAAAAGTTAAGGTTTGACCTTCACCTTTAGCAGCAGCTTGTATTTTGTAAGCATTATTTTTAATTTCAGACATAAATCTAGTATATGCTATACCAAATGTACCAGAAGAGTCTTGTACATCACCATATACATCTATTGTGTATGCCTTAGATTTACTAGCTAAAAATTGTTGAAATGATTTAGCCTGATCTTCTACATCTTTCTTTTCAGACTCTGGAAATAATTGATCTACTACCTGTACATTTGGTTGTTGTTCTAAAAATTCTTTGACTACATCTGAGTCTAGTGTTGGATCTAGTATATCCTCAGCAGTTAACGCACCGTTATCTATTATCTTACCTTTTAAAACACCTACTGTATCATAAGCATCTACTGGATCTATAAATAATCTACTTATATTATCAATAGCATCTTTTGACGCTAGAGGGTTATTCTTAAGTAACTCACCAGCAAAAGCTAGTTTATCACTTTCTGTTGCTCTTTCTTCTTTAGGTAAATCTCTTTGTTCTTGTATATAGTTAGTTACACTTGTTTGTACATTAGCTGTTTGAAAACTTTTACTACGTTTATAAGTTTCTGATACAGCATACTGTTTTAACATTGTAATTGATGTAGTGCTAAATCTATTTGGGTGTAAGTCTGCTAGACTCTTAAATCCTGCAGGTGTGTCACCTTTTATAGACAAAGCATAGTTCAATCTTTTATGTAATAAGTCTGGGTTTTTAGAACGAGCAAAAGCATCCTTAATAAGATCTTCTATTTGTGTTACAGCTTGATTACCAATAGATGAATCCTTAGTTGCCTTAAGATGTGGTCTGACTAAACTAACGTAACTGTTTAGAATGTCAGATAATTCTGGTGCTCCTGGGACGTTATCTAGAGAGTTGGTAAGTAGTAGCTTTGTACCTTCAACTTGACTAGCAGCAAACTCATTATCAAGAGCTGTAAAGCGTTCTTTTAAATTAGTTTTTAGTACCTTTCTAGCTGGTTGTATAAGTAATTTATCAACACTTACATCACTTAAATTACTTCTATTTTCTTCTTTCCATTGATCTAGTATATAGTTACCAGCTACAGCTAATTGATTTTTAGTTAGGTTAGCATCATTTATTGCAAACTCTACACCATTATTATCTACTAATCTAGTACTATTTGTTCTTAACTCATTATCAAAATGAGCACTAAACCCTTCTACCTTAAGTGCTTTATCTCTAACCTCATAACCATAATTATATGCTCCAGAAAATATACCTCTTACCTTTCTAGCTTTTTCTTTACCAAATGGATCATTACTATTTTCTAATTTAGTAGCTAAATCATTACCTGTTTTAGTAATACTAAGTTGTTGATCTCCAGCAGCTTTGACTGCATCAAAACCTCTACCCTCTGTTAGACCAAAATTACCAGCAGCTGGATCATCTGGATCTAACTCGTTTTCATCATCTATAGGTTTTTGAGTTTCTAATTCTTCTTCCATCCTAGCTGCAGCTCCTTGAGCATTAGAATAAGCTATTTGAGTTTTAGCTAAACTAGGTATGGTATCTGTAAGCAAACCTCGTAAAGTATTACTAAAGTTACTAGCTAACTGTGCTTCGTAATTAGATACTCTAATAATGTTGTTTGTTTGACGTTGCTCTTCTTGTGCTTGTTCGTTTGCATTTGCAACTCTTTTTTTGATCTCTTCTTTTTGAGATGCTTCAAGTAGTTTTGCTTCTTGTAATTTTTTCTTAGTGATGTCAGCAATTTTTCGTTGAGTAAATCCAACTTGCCACTCACCTTGTCTGCGAAATCCTTTTCCCATTAGCCTTTTTCTGTACTCCACCAAGGTAGATCTGGATTACCACTAGCATGACCAATGCCTGATCCAGTTTTTACTGCTGCACTAAAGCCTGTCATAATCGACCCTAACATGCTTGGTTTTTCGGGTGCTGCCATTTTGATTGGTCTGACAGTCTTAAACTCAGCAACAGGAGCCATAGGTGCAGCTATGACACTGTTATATGCTTGAGAATCTGCAGCGTACTGGCTAAGAAGTGTGTTATATTCTTGTAAGCCAAACGACTGCCTTGCATTAAATAAACTTGCATTTACTGCAGCCTGTTCTTGACCTAATTGACGTTCTTGGTCAGTTAAGGTTAGCATAGTAGACTGTCCAGCTGACATACCACTAGCTAGTATTGTACCTTGTGCTCGTATAGATTCTGCTAATTTTTGTTGTCCTTCAAACGCAGCCTCTGCAACTTTTTCTTGTAATTTTAGTTGATTAGCTGTTGAAGCTCTTGATTGTTCTAATTGGTTGATGTCCTTCTGACGTTCCATCGCTGTGACGGACGCAGATTGAGCATCTAGTTGTGCTTTAAATAAATCTTGTTTTTGTTGATCTTTAAAAGCAGAAATTTGTATCTTGTTAAGATAGTCCTGCTTTGCTTGATAGTTTGACCTATCTACCGCTGCTTTTTGTGCTCGGTATTGTGCCATCTTTGCCGAGCGATCTGCCATTGCAGTCCCGACACCTGATATACCAGCTAAAGCGAGTGTTACTGTACACATAGTTTGTAAAATTCAATAAGGGGTACACCATTGTAAACTGTGTAATTTAAGAAGTTAAACTTTAGCAGTTTGAGCAATTTGATGTGTTGCTCATTACGCATGTCTGCATAGTTGTGTAAATAAGGATTAGATAGGCTGGCTATCCAGCGTTTAGCCTCTTTTACAAATGTATGTGGATACTCTGTACTAGCATCAGTACATAACATCCATATTGCATGTGAAGAGGTTACTCCTGCCACTCCAGCAGTCTTGCCGTTGGGAACCTTGAAAAACACAGAATATGTAGAGTTGAGATGTGCTTGCAATACCGCTGCGGGTGCATGCAATCCTGTTGTTTGTTCTGCCTCACGTTTATCTTCAAAACGTAAGTTCAGCCCTACCTCCAAAGCTAACTCTGGAGTGCAAGGCTGAATATACTTACCTACGTACATGTCGTCTTGGGTTGTAAATGCCGTCCCAGCTTGCTGAGATTAAGGCAGTAGAAAAAGGGTCTGGTATTTTTATTTGTAATGTATATTTCTCATTCTTTCTTTGCACTGGTACTCTAACACTTTTAGCTAAGTCTGCAGGAGGCTTATCAAATACACTAGAATTAGATAGTATACCAGACTCAAATTGTACATAATCGTCAATGTCCTTTGTAGTATTACCACTAGAATCTATGTAAGTAAATGGTGATGTTAGATGAAACTCCATAGGGCCACCTACACCCATTTCAAAGTTTATACCTGATATACGTAAGTCACCATCTGTATCATACGCATTATTACCTAGATTGATGTAGTATGTTGGTAGTTCAATAGTGCTTGTGTATCTGTAACCTACAGCTACTTTAGCTGCACTATGCAAGTTTATATTGTTAAACGTAACACTATTAGTCCCTACAGCATCAGCTGCCCTTACAGTGCCAGCAATAGAATTACCATCACTGTCATTACCAGACAAACCTACCATAAATAAATTTGTAGTGTTTGCGGGTGTATATGGTATTGTAAGTACAGTTTTTTCTGGAGCTGTAGTTGTTTGAGCTGACCCAGCTACGTTTGTAGCTATAGTCATATTATCTAAATGTGCCTCAAACTGTCTTGCAGTTTTAAGTGCTGAACCAACATCAGATGCTGTACCACCTAATACATAGGCTCTAGTAGCATCAGCATCTGCAACATACTCGTATCTACAAAGTTTATAGTTACTATCATGTAAAGTCACAGTAAAGAAACTACCACCTGTATATAACATGTGTTGCATAGTTCCTGTAAGTGTCCAGCTATACCATGCAGATTGTTCTCTAGTATTACCAGCATCATAGTATTTGTAGTGATATACTGTACTATCACCTTTTTTACCATAGGTTGTTATACCAATAGATGCAGAGTTAGTAGATTTTGTAATATCTTTAGGTAAAAACTCTGGTACAACTCTAGTTTGTTCTACAATTTTAGGAGGTGTATCATCATCTACAACTGTAGCTTCAAATGCTCTAGCATATGCAGATACATTAGATGTAAATAAAACAGAAGTACCTAAATCTACAGGTTGTATACTAGCATCACATTCATAACTAGCTATCTTTTTTAATCTAACAGTTTTAGGACTAAATATATCTGACTCAGTAAAAAGTAAAAATTGACCATTATCACTAAACATCATTACACCTTTATTTATAGGTAATGTATGATTAATAAATGCAGGTTTTATATCTGATACAGTTATATCTATTGGGTTATCGTCACTCGCTGCTATAGCTGAGACAATAAATAAATTAAAATATTGCCCAGGCTGACTCATTATAACTTGTTCATTAGCAATCAAACCTAATCTGTTTCTGTGAAAAAACATTTCAGTTATTTCTTTACCAAGTATTGTTGGAAATGGATTAGATTCATTATCACCAACTGTTCTATCTTTCCAATAGTTTTGATTACCTTGTGCATTACCAAAAGATAAATCTAATTTAGCAAAAGTAAATGTACCATTACGATTATTTATTAATGCGTGTGGCATTGTAGCAGGATCAAATCCAGCTTTCATTGCATCAGATGCAGACGTACCAGCAAAATTATGAGGACGTACAGTTTCTTCGTAACTACCAGCTCCAGAAGTGCCATTATCAGCTACAAATTTAACATAGTAATCATCGGTATCTAAGTCAGCCGTATTTGATATTTGAACTACGTAACCATGTTTATTCATAGCTGGTAATCTACTAATATCTTGTGCTTTTTGACCTATTACACTCATGTTTTCGTTTACAGCACCACCAAGAAAGTTTACACTATCCGCAGCTGTGCCATTTAAAAACAAACCACTACCTATAACTTCAGCTGTTACGTTAGCCAAACTACTGTTAACTGCAGTTTTTATACCATTAAGAATAGATAGCATGGATAAAGTACCATTATCTGGATTCCTTGGACTTTTGAAAAAAGCTATATTTGACACGCCTTCATATGTGGTGACAGGTTCTACAGCTTCAACTGAAATACGATAGTTTATACCCTCAATACTAACTGTAATAGATCTACCTTCCGCATTACTCTTAGATGTATTTTTAATTAAACCACCGTCTCTTAATGTTACAGTTGCAGTATATCTTGTCTTGTAGTTTTGTGTATATCCTAAAAAATCGTCTCTATCAGTACTATTATTACCCTGATAGTTTGCTGTATTTGAATCAATATAACTTGTACCATTTACTGATAAATTACCTTCAATATTCTCAGTATCAGATTGAGCACCACTTACGTTAGCACCACCACTAAATGACCAAGTTAACGTACCAGATTTAGATTGATCTGTGTCAGTTGAATCCCATGTGGGGCCAACCTCAGTACTACCGTCAAGTCTGTCTACTTTAACAGAAGTAACTCTAAAAAAGGTTTGAGGGGTGGGTGCAGTACCGCTATATAAAATGTATTCAGTATTATAAGCAACAGTATCAAGCCTTGCATATGAATAATCTCCATTTAAAATAGGGGCAGCTGTAGTGCCACTAGACTCAGCTACAGTCTTATTTGGGTTAGCTATAAGTGTATAGTCTTGTATTGTAGTTACTGAATATGGTGCTGTAGCTCCTGCTAAATAACTAAATATAGAATCTCCGCTTGAATTTGTCAGAGATTTTTCAGTACCATCTGCTAGATCCCATACTCTTATAGGTATACTACCTGTAAGACTGGGAGTTATTTGTATAATATATTTTTCATCCCCATCTCTCAATATCTCATACCAATGACCAGAGGTATTAGCATTAGATAAAGTCCCTACAAACTCTGCAGGAGGACGTTTCTTAAGAC